AACGCAAGCGGCAATCTGCTTTCCTTCCTCTAGCTCGTCCGCAAATCCCGCGTCCACGGCCTCCTGCGCCGTGTACCAGCTCTCCGCGTCCTGTATGGCGGATATTTCCTCCACCGTTTTCCCAGAACGCTTAGAAGTCATTTCAGCGAGCATGGCGTCTATCTTCTCCATCTCGTCCGCTTGCTTCCTAAGCTCGTGCCGGTTCCCCGTTGTCATCGTCCAGCAGTTGTGCGTCATGAGCATGGAGTTTTTCATTGCCACGCGCTTGTCCATTGACTGAAAGATATCAAACGCAATCGACGCGGCCAGCCCGTCACAATACCCGATTTTCTGCGCCTTGTGCCGTTGCAGAATGTTGATGATGTTCCATCCGGCGAACACGTCACCGCCGCCGGAGTTGATGTACACCTTTAAGGTATCGATTTCTCCGAGCGCGTCCAAATCTTCCTTGAACTGCTTCGGCGTGATTTCATCCCCCCACCATGTAGAAGAGGCGATTTCACCGTAAAGGTACAGTTCGCCAACCTTTTCTTTCTTACTAAAGTTCCAGAACTTTTTCATACGTTACCCCACGATCACATGGAACGTTCCCGTTCCCGAAGTGCCGCCGTTGGCGACGCTGATTTTGATTCGCTCGTTAGCAATCGGGATGTGGTCAAGCACAGGTTCGCCAGCCGCTGCGTAGACAGCCGCCACTCCTGCGGTGGTGTGCGTTCCTGCCCTTGGAAATACAGCCTTGCTCGCGGTCACATTGTCCTCGTCCCAAATTGTAACCTCGCTGTCCTCTGTGGTAACGTCAAAGTCCACCGTATCGGCATAACCGCCCTCGCTCGGCTTGATATACGAGATAGCCAGCACCCGACCGTTCACAACAGGCGTAAATCCCTCGCCAGAACCTTCAGCGTCAACCGCAATAGTCACTACATGTTTTGTTGCGTACATGTTAAACCCCCTTTTGTGCGCCCTTAGGCACGTTTTGTTTTGCGTTCTCGCGGGTCAGCATATTTCCATTTACAAAATACAACTGCCCCAACCCGTCCGGCTGATGGTTCATGTCCTCCAGCTCGCGGATTTCGTCGGCGTTCATAATGCCGTTTTGGTGCATGGTGTTGTAATACTGCGTTCTCGCCGCCGTGTCGCCGCGCATAAGCCCGTTGGTGTTAAATTTCGCAAAATATCGCTTGCGGTCGGGTTCAGAAAGCAAGTCCCGGTACATTGCCTGTTCCAGCCGGACGGAAAGCGGGTTTATTGCGTCGCGCACAAACTCAAGCGATTGCTGCTCGATGTTGGAAAAAGTTGCGTGCTCCATGTCCATGCACAAATGAGGCGGTACGCCGAATATCCGGCATATCTCAGCGATTGCGAATTTTCGCGATTCAAGGGCTTGGGTTTTTTCGAGATCGCGCTGGAATACGTTGGCTTTCATCCCCTGTTCGAGGATGATAAATTTTCCTGCGTTTACGACGCCTGAGTAATTCTTCTGGAAATCCGATTTGAGCCTTTCATATGCATCTTGAGAAAGTCCCTGCGGGCATTCGAGATATCCGCCCGGATTCACCCCCTGCCCAAAGGTCGCCGATGCGTAGCGGTTGAGATCACCCGTCAGCCCCAGGACGTCCGCTGCGATGCTAAGGGGGTTCTCCGAATTGGTTTTGTCCGAGAAAAGAAAATTCGGGACATACATAAACTGCCCGGAGTATTCCCGCAGCCGCTCAAACTGCCCGCCCCCAAGCACAACATCGATATACCGCTCCCCGTTCACAGGGTTTATGCCCACGCCGCTCACGTTCCCGGACGGGATATTCCAAAGCGCCGTTATCCTCCCTCGGCTATTGCGCTCGATTTTTGCGAATCCACCCTTTGACAACAGGAGGTTCGCAACAAACATCTGCCAAAACTCATAGGCAGTAGTTTGGTGGTTCGGAAGGACGTAAATCAAGTCATACAGCGGATGGTTTTTCGCCTTTTCTTTCCCCGTGTTGGTCTTTTCGTACAGATGCAGAGGCAAAGATGCCATTGTTTTGCTTACCAAATCCACGCACCGAAATACCGCCGCGACTTGGAGCGCCGTCTTGGGGGTCAGGGCGTAGCCGCGCCCCGATAAATATGCCGCCCATGCTCCATCGTCGTACACAGGCGGCATTTCACTTACGCCCCGCCTGATTTCAAGCGTGCGCCCGAAAAGTTTTAATTTCAAATGACCCTCAACCCCCTATTCTCGTACACCGACCGTTCAGGTTCGAGCCGGACGGCGCCCGCCATAGCATCCATCAAGGCGCACGTCGGGTCTATACGGTCGATGCTGCGATTTTTCATCAGCTTTTTATTTTCGTTGCCGTCTATTGCGATGGCGGCATTGCCGAACGCCCAACGCCCGCACGGATTTTCCTCATGCGAGATTTTCCCCTCACGGAATAATCGTTCCAGTTCGTTTAAGGCAGGGGTTTCCCCTGCCATTGTTTGCTCAATCCGCACAAACTTGCCTTGCTCGTCAGCGTTCATTCGCTGCTTCAAAACTTCAAGGTGCCACGGGTCGCCGCAGTAGTATTTCACGTTGTAATCCATTGCCAGCTTCTCGAGGTGGTTTGCCAAATATCCGTAGTCCACCACATCCCCCGGCGTGGCCTGAACGTGTTTCGCTTTTACCCACCGCGAAAACGGCACATGATCGCGCGTTTCCCTCTCCTGCATGTTTTCCTCGGGGATCCACGCATCAACAAAAAATCGCCAGCCCTCATCGCCTCGCGGCGGGAACAAAGCAACGATTGCGGTCAGGTCGGTCGTGCTCGAAAGGTCAATCCCAACGTAGCACTCCCTCCCCAACATATCGGCGCGGCTCCATTCGCCCTGCGTCTTGTCCCATAGCGTGATGGGTAGCCAGCCGATGCGCTTGTTAGAGCACCACTGGTTTAATCGCAACCACCTAAAATTCCGCTCCCTGTCCGGGCTAATTTGTGCTTCAAGCGCCGCCTCGCGCATTTTTTTAATTTCTATCGTGTGTCCGAGCGACGGATTCACCTTATACCAAAGCGCCTCGTCGTATATGTCGCCCGCGTAGTCAGGCTCTATGCCCCATATTTTACAATACCAATGCGGGTTCGCAATCTCGCCGTCAATCGTGCGCCTTGCGCGTTCGTGGATTTCCCATCCTATGCTTTTTCGGTCTGCGTCGTCGCCTGCCGTTGTAATCACATACCACAGCGGCTCTGTTCGTGCATCGCCGGAACCCTCCGTCATAACCGTCCATAGCCGATTGTCCGGCTGCGCGTGAAGCTCGTCGAATATAACGCACGAGCAGTTTAACCCGTGCTTTGTCTTACTTTCCGACGAAAGCACCTTGTACCGCGATCCCGATACCACATCTTCCATCATTTTCTGTGAAAGCGTCAGTTTGCAGCGTTTTTTAAGTACCGGGCTTTTATTTACCATATCAACCGCGATGTCGTATATCAGCGACGCTTGACTTCTGTCGGCGGCGCAACTATATATTTCACCGCGCTGTTCACCGTCCGCAAACGTGTGATATAGCGCGATGCCCGCGCCCAGCGTGCTCTTGCCCGTTTTTTTCGGTATCTCCAAATATGCCGTGGTGTACTGTCTGCGCCCATCGTCGTCAAGCGTTCCGTACACATCTTTCAAAAAGTCGTATTGCCACGGCAGGAGCGTTATTTGCTTCCCCGCAAACTGTCCCTGCCCCAGCCGCAAACTTTGGATAAAGTTTATCGCGTATAGAGCGCGTTCGTTGCTGAATTTCATGTTTCTCGCCGCCTATGTAATATTCCGTCAACCAGTCATTGCGGCCTCCCGAGCGTGAGAAGATTGTCGAGCGGGTCTTTCTCAACCTCTTTTTTTGCCGCAATCACGCCCATGCGCGCTCTGCCCACGGGCGATAAGCAGAGCTGCTCTGCGTATTTTGCTATACTCGCCCCTTCGAGCCTCATGATTCTCAAATACGGATTTTCTTTAATGCGCCCCTCATCCTTTATAATGAGGCTTCCCTTTTTGTATTCTCTTTGCGCCTTTTTATAAATCGCTACGCTCTCACAGTAAGCCGACAACGTAGAAATATCTAAATCGTTTAGGATTTCAGAATCAAGCTCGCGGTAAAGCCTAACCACTCGCTCCCACTCCGTAAGCGCCGCCCCCTCAAGCTCTTCTGGTGGTTCGAGGTTGTCCGAACAGCCCGTAGGCTCTGCCGCTTCACGCGCTTCCATTTCTTTTTTTGTGTATCGGTT